CATATACTCTCATGTTACCTTGTTTTGGAATATGGGCCAGTACATTACCACCGACAATTAAATGTTTTATTAATTCAAATGTTGGAACACGTAAAGCAAGAGACTCTATTTTACCCATAACCTCACGTTCAATTTTAGATAAAGCTTTTTCAACAGATGTTTTTAATTCTGGTTGTTGCTCTATTTGTTCTTTAGCTTTGCCTTGTATCGCTAGTCTAAAGAATGGTTGATTTGGTGGGAGTAATAATAGTAGTAATTTTGAAGCAAGGTTGTTGACACCTCTACTACCTACAGATTGGAAAGGACTATAAAAGTCACTTGATTGTGTTTGATGTTGTTCAGGAATTAGTGTGGGGATAGTTAACTCAGAGCATTCACGTCCTCTATCGAGATAATGCTCTTTAATTTGATTTAAAGATTCATAACGATTTTCTGCTGTATCTTTAATATCCATTAAACGTTAACGTTAGAATTTGTACCTGTGATATTTAAATCAGTTTGCATTGAAGCTGTGCCTTTTTTAGATTTCTTTTTCTTAGCAATCTCTAAAGCGTCTTCAGAAGCTAATTCAATAGTAGGTGTTTGTTCATCGCCTGATGATATTGAATTTCTAACTGGTTGTACTACCTCTTGAACTGCTGGTTGAGCAGGTTTTCCCATACACATAGTTATTTCCTTTTTTTAATATGTTGTTGTATTAATATTTAAATCAGAAGATTGACTAGTCACGTTGTTCTTAACTTTTTTCTTTTCTTTAATAACAGGTGTGTCGTCTATTTCTGGTGGTGAAGCTTTTGAGTCCATTACGTTACCATCAACGAATTTTATCGAAGGGTCTTCTCTTTTAATTATTTGTGGTTTAGCTAAAGCTTTTCCCATACACATAATTATTTCTCTCCTAATAAATTATCTTCGCTTCGTTTTTTTAAGTCTATTAACCAATTAACTACACTTCTTTGACCCGCTTTGAACCAGACAGTTTTCTCATTGTCTTTCAATTCAGGTGCTTTTTCTGGATAAAATTTATCTAAAAGTTTTATAAGTTCATCCACGGTGTAAGGTAATTGGATGTCATTTAAGTCATCCATAATGTTTTCCTTCTAATATGGGGCCTAATTATGCCCACAAGTCTCCTGTTAAGTTACCTTTTGCATACTCAGTCGCTCTGTTTTCAAAGAAATTAGTATGTTCTACACCATTTAATACCCAATCTAGCCAAGGTAACGGGTTAGTTTTTTGATTATAATTAGGTTTTAAACCTAGTTGAAGCAGTCTTCTATCAGCAATGTGTCTAATATATAATTTAACATCTTCAGATTTAAGACCTTGTACTTCTCCTAGATTAAAAGCTAAGTCTATAAACTTATCTTCTAGTTCCACCATGTCTCTACAAGTTTGATACAAAGTTTTTTTGAAATCATCATTCCAGATATTTTTATTTTCATCTATTAATGTGTGAAATACTTTAATCATATTTTCTACATGATGACTTTCATCCCTAATAGACCAGGTAACTATCTGACACATACCTTTCATTTTTCCAAATCTTTGAAAATTAAGTAGCATAATAAAAGACGCAAACAGTTGTAGGCCCTCACCAAATGCAGAAAATACAGCTAACTCTCTAGCTATGCCTTCAATACCTTCACCTTTATCTTTAAATAAATAAGTATGTTTATTAGCCATTGCTTTATATTCTTGAAAAGCTTGGTATTCACTGTCTGGTAAACCAATAGTATCATTAAGTAATGAATAAGAATGTACGTGGTTAGCTTCACTAGTTGCAATAGCAGACAACATCATTCTAATTTCCGGTGCTTTAAATTTGGGAATGTATTTATCAAGATAAGCTTGTGCTATATCTACATCACCTTGAGTAAAGAATTTTAAAATTTGTGTAATAAGATTTTTCTCTCTATTGTTTAATCTTTCATTCCAATCTCTTACATCTTCAGACAAGGGAACTTCACTTGGTAGCCAATGCATTTTTTGTTGTGTGTCGTAAGCTTCAAAAGCCCACGGATAATCAAATGGTTTGTAGTGTGTTCTTGCTTTAAATAAACTCATATTCCCCTCATCAATTCTATAAATTCTATTATTACTATTAATCCTAACTCTACTGCTAACACTGTATGATACACATGCCAGAGTAGGCCCAATGTTTTTGGACGCTTAAATTTTTTTCTTTTTTTTTTGCGGGGTTTGTGTATGTCGTCAAATAAACTTTCGTATGTCATTGTGGTCTTCCTTGTCGGTTATATTTTTTATTATGTTGTAATTTCTTTTTCTTGTTAGGATTTTTAGTGTGAATCCTTATTCTTTTTTTAGGTTTTTCACGGGCAACGAACCCTGTAAATTTTCTAGCCATAATTATTCACAAGCAAGACAATCAGAGTCACTGTCTGGTCTTACTATTCTTTCTATTTTAGTTGATATTATTTCTGCTCTTTTGATTGCTTCTGAACGACAATAGTAAAGAGTCTTAATTCCTTTTCTCCATGCTGATAGATGTAACAAGTGTAAATCTTTAATGTTAACATCAGATGGTACAAAAATATTTAAGCTTTGTGACTGACAAATTTCTTTTTGTCTGTCCGCAGCTAAATCTATAATCCATCGTTGGTCTATCTCAATAGCTGTAGCAAACACATCCTTTTCCCAATCATTTAATTGTTCTAAATGTCTTACTGAACCTCTGTTAGCAATAATACTTTTCCAAGTTTCATCAGTATTTATTTCTTTTTCTTTTAAAAGTTTTTCTAAATATTTATTACGCATGAAGTGAGTACCACTCATAGTTTTTTGAGTGTATGCATTAGCACGTAAAGGTTCTATTGAAGGTGAAGTACTTCCACAAATAATACTGCTACTAGCGTTAGGAGCTATAGCCAACATGTGAGCAAATCTTAATCCAGTACCTTCCATGTCTGGTGCTTCACCTCTTTCATCTGCAAGTATTTTAGATGTTGCTAATGCTTGTTCTTTAATGTGTTTAAATATTTTTAAATTAATACCTTTGGCTATCGCACTTGCGAAAGGTACGTTTTTACTTTGGAGATATGAGTGGAAACCCATTGCCCCAAGTCCAATACTACGTTCACGCATAGCAGAATACTTAGCACGGTGTAAAAAATCACTAGCGTTATTAATAAAGTACTCCAGGACATTATCGAGAAACCTAACCACGTCAGGTATGAACTTAGGGTTTTCTTTCCATTCATCATATTTTTCTAAATTTAGCGAAGACAAACAACAAACTGCTGTTCGTTCTTCGTTGGTTGGTAATGTTATTTCACTGCACAAATTTGAGTGATGTACCTTTAATCCCAATTTCTTTTGGGAGAGGGGCAAACTTTTTTGTATTGTGTCAATGAAAGATAAATAAGGCTCACCAGTGGCAACCCTAGTCTCAAGAATTTTTTGCCACAATCTTTTAGCGGAGACTGTTCGAATAACTTTTTTTGTATGTGGGTCAATAAGTTGCCAATCATCATTAGCACTAGGGTTAATAGTGCATTGATTGATAATAGACATAAAGCTGTCAGGAATATTAATCCCATGGTGCAGATTAAGACACTTCCTGTGAATGTCACCACCACTGGGTTTACGTAATTCCAAAAATTCTTCAATTTCTGGATGTGATATATCTTGGTATGTTGCATAACTTCCTCTTCTAGTTTTACCTTGAGAGAATGCTAACATTTCACTATCAACTACATGCATAAATGGAATTGTACCTGATGACTGTGAGCCACCAGATGTACCGGTCCCGTCACTTCTTATGTGGCCCCAGAAACCTCCAATACCACCACCGACTGAAGCTAAAAATGCATTCTCTGTATAGTGAGTTGTTAAACCCTCTCTACTGTCTGGTACATAATTTAAAAAGCATGAAATTGGCATACCTTTTTGAGTACCACCGTTTGTTAATATAGGTGTAGAAAACATGAACCATAGATTAGACACATAACCATAAATTCTTTCAGCCATTTCTGAGTCATCAGAAAATACTTTTGCTACTCTGTAAAAAGCCTCTTGTGGGCTTTGTTCTTTGTCAGTTAAGTAACGGTCTTTTAATATTCTGAGACCCGCTTCAGATAAGTTTGTGTCTTTGCTATAATCCATGTTGTTCCTATTTAGTTTTCTTTAGTTCTTTATTAATAATAAAATCAATGTATTGTTTTGCTTTCATTAAATCTTGAATCCCATTTTTCTTTCTGAATCTCATTATGTATTTCACAACGTTTCCAGTGCAGAAATCTAATTCATTCTCAATAATAAAATCTATTGGTTCTATTTTGTGCTGCGTATAGTGTGGAGGTTCCTTAATTAAATCTGCCATTTAGTTACCTCACCAGTTTTTAAATTGTAATCACCGTGTCTTAAAATTCTAGCAACACGAGCTTGTTGAAAAGCGTCATGCTCAAACAAACCATTTTTTTCATATTCTTTTACAACAAGTTCCCACATCTTTTTAAGAGACATGTTTTTATCGTTAAGAATTTTTTGTGCTTTAACTTTTCCCACTCCTGGAATCCCAGAAAATCCGTCAACAGAATCACCAGTCATTGTTTGAATCATGTGCCACCAGTCACAATGTTTTTTACTATTTTTAGTAAGCGACTCACCGTTATATAAATGACCTGGAATTTGTCTAAGGTCTTTATCTATAGAACAAATTATTTTACGTTCACCTTTAGATGGTTTTGTAGCCAGTATACCCATCACATCATCAGCTTCTAAGTTAGGATAAATAACTGCTTGGTATTCATCTATTAAAAACTTACGTAATGGACTTAAT